GCCCGGTGGCGTGCCACAACATCCGGGGATGGCGGCGCGGCCGTGGCTGCGGCCGGCGTTCGATGCGACGACGAGCGAGGCGGCGGCGGCGGTGGGAGTGACGTTGAAAGAGGCGGTGGAGAAACGGCGGGCGATTGTGGATCGGGAGGGGGATGAGGAGTGATGGGGAGGTTAGAGATTGGCGACGATTGAAGAGGCGGTGAATACGCGGATGTTGGGATTTTCGGCGCTGACGAGTTTGGTGGGCACGCGGATTTATCCGCTGGTGGTGCCGCAGGATGTGGCGATGCCGGCGGTGGCGTATCAGAAGATCAGCGGAATTCCGCAGCGGGCGCACACGGGTTTTAGCGGTCTGCACCAGGACCGGTTTCAGATGACGTGTGAGGCGGACGATTACGCGACGGCGAAGGCGGTGGAGGTGGCGCTGCGGCACTGCTGGGATAACTATGTGGGCACCCAGGGCGGGGTGAAGATCGAGGCGGCGCAGGTGACGAATAGCGTGGACGGATTTAGCGACGTGCACGCGGCGCCGGTCGTGCGGATGGACGTGATGATATGGCACAACGCGGCATAACCACAGATACCGCGGATGACGCAGATGGGGCAGGGGGCGCATCGTGATCGACATCCTCACCCCCTTCGTCGCAAAAATCGCGACGCTTTCGGCCTCTCCCCACGAGGGAGAGGGGAAGTTGATCGACGGGCAGTGGGAGAGTTATGATTGGAATCGATATGAGGGGCTGCGCTGCGTGATCTGCCAGTGGGACACGTTGCGCGGGCTGAACACGGCGCGCGAGCACGCGGCGAACTGCGAACGGTGTCACCCGAAATCGGCGGCCAGCGGCGTATGGGTCGCCGACAAATCAGGACGAGAAAAAACGAGCTAGGAGGATGAGAACATGAGCGATGGGATGGCTGCCTATGGAACGCTGCTGAAGATCGGCAGCGGCGGAACCGCCGAGACGTTCACGACGATCGCGGAGGTCGGCGACATCGACGGGCCGAGCATGTCCGTGGACACGATCGAGATGACGAGCCACAGTTCGCCTGGCGCGCGGAAGGAATTCGTGGCGAGCTTGATCGATTCGGGCGAGATTTCGTTCCCGATCAATTTCATTCCGACCGATGGGACGCACGACGATGTGACGGGCATCCAGAAGATCATGAACGATCGCAGCGTGTGGAACTGGCAGATGTTGTTTCCCGATGCCAGTGTGGTGACGTTTGCCGCAATCGTGACGGCCTTCGGGATTAAAGCGCCGGTGGCAGACAAATTGAGCGCCGACCTCTCGTTGAAGATCACAGGCGAGTGGACGTGGAGTTAAGGAAACAAGTAGGCAAGTAAGCAAGGAAACAAGGAAACGAGGAAGGCGGCAATCCAATGGATCTGCTGACACGAGATGCCATTCTGACGGCGGATGATCTCAAGATCGATGTCGTCGAGGTGCCGGAGTGGGGCGGGGCGGTGCGCGTGCGCGGGCTGAGCGGCGCGGAGCGGGATGCGTTTGAGGCGAGCGTGGTGGACTTATCGAGCAACGGCCGGCGCGCGCCAGTGATGAACCTCGTGAACCTGCGCGCGAAACTCGCGGCGCGCTGCATCGTCGACGAAAACGGCGCGCGCTTGTTTGAGGATGCGGACATCGTGGCGCTGGGACGGAAAAGCGCGCAGGCGCTGCAGCGGGTGTTCGAGGCGGCGCAGCGGCTATCGGGTCTCACGGCGCGCGACGTGGAGGAACTGGAAAAAAACTCCGCAGCCGGCCAACCCGGCGCTTTGCCTTCCGGTTAGCGCTGGCGCTGGGCGAACCGGACGTCGATGCGCTGCTGGCGCGGATGTCGTCGCGGCTGCTGAGCGAATGGATGGCGTACAGCGCGGTCGAGCCGTGGGGCGAGGAGCGCGCGGATCTGCGCATGGGGATATTGGCGAGTGTGATCGCGAACACGCAGCGCGATCCGAAGAAGCGGCGCGAGCCGTGGCGGCCGGAAGATTTTATGCCGAAGTTCGACCCCCACCCGGCCTCCCCCGCTGACGCAGGGGAGGGGCAGTGGCGGCGGAATAAGGCGATCATGATGATGCTGACGATGGGGAGAAAGGGGAAGCGGGCGAACACGTAGGTTCGCCCCAACATCTATGGCGACGCTGGCGACGCTGGTGGTGTCTCTGCTGGGCGATATTAGCCCGTTCCTGAAGTCGATGGAAAAGGCCGAGCATGAATCGAAGGGGATCGGCGGGCGGATCTCCGGGGCGATCGGCGGCGGGCTGGAGACGGTGGGGCACGTGGCGACGATCGCGGCGGGCGCGACCGTGGCGGCGGTCGGGGCGATTGGCACGGCCGCTTTTGCGTCGGCGATGAAACTCGACGATGCCTACGACACGATCCAGATCGGGACCGGCGCGACGGGCGAGGCGCTGGAGGCGTTGAAGCAGGATTTTCGCACGGTGTTCACGAGTGTGCCGGCGGACGCCGGCGCGGCCGCCAGTGCGGTGACGATCTTGAACGAGCGGCTGGGGGCGACCGGGCCGTTTTTGACGGATTTGGCGAAGCCGCTGCTGGAAGCGTCGCGGCTGATGGGCGGCGACGCGGCGGAGAATGCGAAGTTGTTTTCGCGCGTGATGGGCGATTGGAGCATTCCGCTTGAGGATGCGAGCACGTCGCTGGATGCGATTTTTGTTGCCAGCCAGAAAACGGCCGTGCCGATGGATCGCTTGATGGACAGCGTCGTGAAATTCGGATCGCCGCTGCGGTTGATGGGTTTCAGTTTCAAAGAGAGTGCGGCGTTGATTGCGAAATTTGAAAAAGAGGGCGTCAACACGGAGTTGGTGCTGGGCGCGCTGCGGATTGCGTCGGGGAAATTTGCGCGCGACAACATCCCGCTGCAGAAGGGACTGCAGGACAGCATCACGAAGATCCGCGATATGAAGGATTCCAGCGCGGCGCTGGCGCTGGGGATGAAGATTTTCGGGGCGAAGGCGGGGCCGGATATGACGGCGGCCATCCGCGAAGGGCGGTTTGCGGTGGATGATCTGGTAGAGGCGATGCAGAACGCGGATGGCGCGATTCTGGAGACGGCGAAGGCCACAGAAGATTTTCCCGAAAAATTTCAGCGCATTAAAAATGCGGCCGAAGTGGCGCTGGCGCCGCTGGGCATGATCATCATGGACGGGCTGGGCGCGGCGTTCGAGGCGATCGGCCCGATCGTGGCGGAGGTCGTGCCGCAGATTGTCAATGCGTTCACGATGATCATCGACTGGCTGCAGACGAACGTGGGGCCGGTGGTGGAGCAGTTGGCGCCGCAGATCATCGGGACGCTGCAGCAGGTGGGGGCATGGATTCAGACGAACGTGGCGCCGATTTTCAACACGATCGTGACGGCGGTGCAGGGCGTGATCGCGTGGGTCGTGGAGAATTGGCCGAAGATTCAGCAGAGCATCGTGAGCGGCATCCAGAACGCCTACAATGGCGCGAAGCCGATCTTCGAAGCGATCTGGTCGGTGGTCTCGACCGTGTTCGGCCTGATCCGGGATTTCATCGACAAACACGGTGCAGAGATTACGGCCTTCGTCACGAAGGCCTGGAATGCCATCCGCGAGATTATTAGCGGCGTGGTCACCGTCATTCAAACCGTCGTGACGGCCGTCTGGGGCGCGATCGCCCAGTATGTTCAGGAGAATCAGGAGGCGATCCGGTTGATCATCGATGCGGTGTGGAACACGATCCGGATCGTGGTCGAGACGGTGTTGAATGTGATCCGAGGCATTGTCAATGCGGTGCTGGCGCTGCTACGCGGCGACGTGCAGGGGGCGCTGGATGCGATTAAGGGGATTTTCGTGAACATCTGGAACAGCATCAAGGACACGGTGCAGCAGGCTATCGAGACGGTCCAGCAGATTCTCTTGATCGCCTGGGCGGCGATTAAGACGGGCGTGGAGACGGCGTGGAACAACATCAAGACGACGATCGAGAATTTGTGGGAAGGGATTATGGATTTTTTTCGGTCGCTGCCGGAACGTCTGGTGCAGATTGGCAAGGACATGATTGAGGGGCTGCTGCGCGGGCTGCGCGAGGCGGCGCACCGGATCGGGGAATTCTTGAGCAACCTGGTGCAGGATGCGATCGACAACATCAAGCACCAGTTGGGGATCGCCTCGCCCAGCGCGGTGATGGCGGGGATCGGCGAGCAGATGATGGCGGGGCTGGCGGCCGGGATCGAGCATGCGGCAGGGCTGCCGCAGGCGGCGCTGGATCGCATTTCCACGGACATGGCGGCGAATTTTGGCGGGGAGGGCGGTCCCGCCGGGCAGGCCGCCCAGGACAACCGGCAGTTTGTGTTGAATGTGTACGAGGCGGGGCGCGCGACGGACGTGGCGCACGATTTTGCGTTGATGCAGATGCTGGCCGTCTAACCCCAGACGAGAGCACTCCCCCCCAAGACGGGGACTTCGTGCAGCGCAGGTGCGACACGGATGAGAAGATGAACGGAAAATGCCATGACGTCCTTCTACACGATTACGAAGCCTGAGGCGACGCGGAATCTGATCAAGAATCCGAGCGCGGAGGTGGATACGAATTTTGCCAGCGGGGCGGGCGGGACGGTGACGCGGGTGATGGATCGCGCCTATCGCGGCGCCTATTCGTTCAAGGTGGTGATCGGTTCGCCGACGGCGGGGATTGAGTTGACGACGCCGGCGCTGGCGAATGCGGCGCACTATTTGACGGCGCACCTGTATAGCGCGAACGCGAATCAGACGTACACGTTCGCGGTGGGAACGACAACGCGCGAGGCAGCGCTGCTGGCCAACGGCGCGAACTGGCAGCGCTGGGGCGCGGCCTTCAGCGCGGCGGAATGCAACGGGTGGACGCTGATCGATGTGCTGGGCGACCTGGCGGGCACGTTTTACGTTGATGGGGTACAGCTCGAGCAGAAATTGTATCCGACGACGTACATCGACGGCGATGAGCCGGGCGGCTTGTGGCTGAGCGAGCGGCACGGGAGCGCGAGCGATCGGGCGGCGACATACCGGCTGGGCGGGCGAGAGACCGATTTAGAGGCATATGCCTATCGCGTCACGAATGTGACGGAGGGCATCGGCGCGCCGCCGGTGCGGGTGAATGCCGAGGGATATGCACTGCTGCCTGGCGCGCGCTATCAGTCGCAGCACATCGAGCCGCGGGTGATCGATCTGGTGCTGGGGCTGAAAGGCGCGACGATGGCCGAGCTGCACTCGGTGCGCCGGGAGGTGCTGGATTTGTTCGGGCCGGGCGATGGGCAGGCGGTGCGGCTGGGTTACAGCGGCGCGAATGCGGATCGGCCGGTCACCATCGCGGGACGCTATACGCAGGGATTGCAGTTCGACAACGTGCGCGGTTTTGTGGAGCGGCCGGTGGTGCGGTTATGGTGCGACGATCCGTATTGGCGCGAGGATGATCAGCAGACGGCCGTGATCGACACGGGTCAGACGATCGCGAGCGCGGCATACGGGCTGGGGCGGATCGGCGGCGAGTGGCAGACGCTGGGGACGGGGTTTAACGGCGCGGTGCAGGTGCTGGCGGCCGATCGGAATCGCAACCGGTTGTATGCCGGCGGGGCCTTCACGACGGTCGACGGGGTTTCGGCCAACCGCGTGGGATATTGGGACGGCGATACATTTCACGCGCTGGGCAGCGGCCTGAATGGCACGGTGACCGCGCTGGCGGTGGCGCCGAACGGCGATGTGTGGGTGGGCGGCTCGTTCACGACGGCGGGCGGATCGACGGCGGATGGATTGGCGCGCTGGAACCTGGCGACGAGCACGTGGACGGCCTTCACGAATGGCACGCCGGGCGATACGATTTATGCGATTGCGATCGCGCCGGATGGGACGGTCTATTTCGGCGGGAACTTCTTGGGTTGGGACGGGCTGACGGAGGCCAACTATATCGCGGGCTATGATGGGGCGGCGTTTTTCGATTTAGGCGCGGTGCCCGACGGCGTGCATCCGTTCACCACGACATATTTCCCGCGCTTCCCTCACGCGCTGGCGGTGGCCAGTGACGGCACGCTGTATTTCGGCGGAGCGAATCTGGACATCTCGCCGGATATTGTCACATATCTCTACCAGTGGGATGGATCATGGACCGAGCTGGCGGCGACGAACAGCGTGGGGCTGCTGAGCGGCGTGCACGCGCTGGCCTTCGACGCGGCGGGCAATCTGTATGTGGCGGGCGCGTTTTCGACGCTGGGCGGCATTGCGGCGGCGGGCATCGCCGTGTACAACGGCACATCGTTTAAGGCGCTGGGGAACGGGCTGTCCAGCGCGTGTTTGGATTTGGCGATCGGCGAGGATGGATTGTTGATCGTCCCGGCCAACACGGTGGATGATTCGAGCGTTGATTTTCTGAACGTCTGGAACGGATCGAACTGGCTGGCGCTCGATGTGGACCTCGGCGATATTACGCAGGTCAACGCGGTGGCGGCCGTGGCCGATGCGCTCTATCTCGGCCTGAGCGCCAGCGGCAGCGCCACGGCGGCGGAATTGACGACGGTGGACAACGGATCGACGGCGCCGACGTATCCGGTGATCACGCTGGCCGGGCCGGGGCGGCTGGTATGGCTGG